CGCAGTGATGAAGAATTCCTATCTATTGTAGATAAAATTAGTAAGATGGATTCTGAAAAGCGGAAAAGCTTAAATGCTTTTCTGGATTAAATGCCTGTGGATGCTTTGAGCATGATTTGATAAATAAGGTCTAATAGTTCGACATCATTGCATCTTTCCAATAGTTTGACAATTTCGTGTATGTATGTTGACTTATCCATTTTAGACATCCTTTCATTAGAGGGGAACTAATGTTCTTAGGGTTAATTTTACGAAATTGCAATAAAATTTGAAACCAGTAACAAATGCCATTTTTGGAAAAGGTTGCCCGGCCACCGTGCCACCGAATGACCGGGCGTGTAGCAGCTTGTGAGTTGCAGCCCCTCACCTGCTATGGTTACATAATAGAGCGAATTTTCATAAAAAGTAAACACTCAAACCGGGATAATCTATGTTACAGACGAATTAAACGATGTAAGGAAAGGATAACGGGAGATTTTTATGGAAAAGCAGACTATTATTCAACAAATTCAGCCACAATGCGACAATCTGTACAAGAACATCAAAGCAGCTGCAATAGCGCAGCATAGGACGCACCGTGAGATTGTGGAGCATACAGGCGTTCCCAGGTCTACCGTTGCAAAGTTCCTGTCCGGGGCACTGGCAAGCCCCAGCGTGTTTTATATCGCCGCCCTGTGCAAGTATCTCAATCTTTCTATGGATGGACTGTTTGACACAGAGCCACAGAGCGAACAGGAAGCGGGGGAGAACGCCGACCTTCAGGCCAAGCTAAACAGCGCAGAACAGCAGATAAAGCACTTGAACGAAAAGTGCGGGATGCTTCAAGCCGGAATCAAGGAAAGAAAGCCCGTTATTTATGGGCTGGCTGGCCTGTGCATATTCCTTTCCGTTGCCCTGTGCGGATATATCGCGCTGGACATCAGCGATAGGGATCACGGCCTTTTTGTTGCAAGCAGATTCCCCGTCATTGGGTGTGCGCTGTGCATTCTCATTGGTGCCGCCGTCTTTGGGTTTCTATACTATATTGCAAGAAGCAGAAGAAAAAAGGATAAATAGAAAGACAGTTTAATATAATCGAACAATAACCTAAGAAAGAAGTTGATTTTTTGTATTATCAACCGAAGATAGATTTCAAGCCCGAAGAAGTCATTGACTATTTGAGAAAGTCCCGGTCAGATGATCCGCTGCTGACTGTTGAAGAAGTGCTGTCAAAACATGAAGCCATGCTGGACGAATGGGCTGAAAAGCACATCGGCGCTGTCGTACCGGAAGAAAATAAATATAGGGAAGTTGTGTCGGGCGAAACCATAGCCGAACGCCCGGAGATCAACCGCGTTCTGCGCCTTATCGAATCGCCGCGATACAAGGCCGTTGCCGTGGTAGAGCCGCAGCGTCTGACCCGTGGTGACCTGGAGGATATAGGCCGCCTGATGAAGCTGCTGAAGCACACCAACACCCTTGTAATCACGCCACAGCGCATTTATGACCTACGGGATGAATATGACTGGGACGCTTTTGAACGCGAACTGAAGCGCGGAAATGACTACCTGGAATATACGAAGAAGATTCTGAACCGGGGCCGCCTGCTGTCCGTCAGTCAGGGAAACTATGTAGGAAATACTGCGCCATACGGCTATGACAAAACCTTTGTCACAGAAGGGAAACGGAAGTGCCCTATCCTCGTTCCGAATAAAGAGGAAGCAGATGTTGTGCGCATGATGTTTGATCTCTATGTCAATAAAGACATGGGATGCACAAATATCTGCAAAAAATTTGATGCAATGGGAATTAAGCCGCCGAAAGGGGAGTATTGGTCAGCAAATGCCGTGACCAAAATGCTGCAAAATATTCACTATATAGGCAAGGTCAAGTGGAATCACAGAAAGACAATGACCATAGTTGAAGAAGGGGAGTTCAAGAAAACCCGGCCTGTTGCAAAGGTGGGCGAATATCTGATCTATGATGGGAAGCATGAAGCCATTATCCCCGAAGAACTTTTTAATGCAGCACAAGCCAAAAAAGGGAAGAACACCCGGCAGAAGCCAAACACAAAAATCAGAAATCCGTTTGCCGGTCTGTTGTGGTGCAAGTGTGGCCGCGCAATGTCTCTGCGGACATACAAAAACCGGGACGCGGCCCCGCGCCTTCTGTGCGATGGACAAACCCATTGTAGAACAGGCTCCTGTCTTTATACGGAAATAGAGGATCGCGTAAAGGTGATTTTGAGCGATTGCATTAAGGATTTTGAAGTGCGCCTAAAAAACAATGAGGGCGATTCCGTCAAGCTGCACATGCGGCTTATCAAAAACATGGAAACCAAGCAGAAAGAACTTGAAGAAAAAGAGCTTGCACAATGGGAAGCGCAAGCCGATCCCGACCCGGCAAAGCGGATGCCCCAGCATATCTTCCAGCAGCTCAATGAAAAGCTATTGAAGGAAAAAGAGGATGTCAGACAGGCACTTTGCAAGGCTTACGAATCCATGCCTGAACCTGTCAATTATGAGGAAAAAATCGCACAGTTTACCGAAGCGCTTAACGCCCTAAACAGTCACGATGTGGACGCGGAAACAAAAAACAGGCTCCTGAAAGCCTGCATTGATCGCATTGAATATCACCGGGAAGCACCGCAAAGAATACGCAGTCAGCAGGTGCGCTATTATGACAAGGAGCAGAAGCGCACCCGCCACAAGTCGCCGCTGAATACAGGCGGGAACTGGACTTCGCCGGAGATCGTGCTTGATGTTATATTAAAGGCCTGATTTTTCGTATCTATCATTTCCATCATCTATGCGCGTATTCAACCGCGCATGACTGATGGATATAGTTAAAACAAACCGGAAAAAGCCTTATATATCAACGGAAAGGAAGAACGGAATGAATACATTAGGATTGCTTGAAACGCTGTTGGTTGCCAATATGATAACCGAAGGGGAGTACAAGGAGAGAAAATCGGTGTATGTTGAAGCACTGCTCGAACTGTACTGCTTGGGGATTATAACACAAGAACAGATGAATGAAAAGCTGAATAATTGAAGCCGGAATCGGGAACCGGTGGCGCTTTGTCACCGGTTCTTTTTATGTGCCGAAATAACCAAACGCTTTTCACATTTTTTGTGAGGGAAAACGAAAATTTGGCATTATTCAAGAATTACATTGATTTTTTGCCTTTCCAGAATTATCATATAATCACTTTAGAATAAAAGGAGATTTGCTATGATTTGCCCAAAATGCGGAAGCGAAAATGTCACTATCTCAATGCAGCAGGTGGCAGGGAAAACCAAAAAGCACGGTGTTGGATTTGGCGGCCACATGAACAATGCGGCCAGAGGGCTGACCGCTGTTTGCACACTGGGTATGTCAAACTTGGTATGGAAAAAGTCAAAGGGAACGGAAAAGACAAAGTTTGAAAACCAGAAGGTTTGCCTTTGCCAGAACTGCGGCAGTTCGTGGACAATCGAATAAATCAGCATAAAAAAAGAGGGGAAGGCCGTGAAGCCTTCCCCTTTCTTATGTGATGAATGAAATGTCGATTGGTAGCCATGTGTTGTTTGGAGCGTCAGCCCATGCAGAGCCGTTTCTATACCGGGCGAAACGTACCAGCCCCGCAGCAGTAACGGTGCAAAGCCAAATTGCCGTTCCGCTGCCCTGACAAATGAAATTGACCTGTATTTCCGGCCTGTACCCATCCGGCAGTATTGTGATGGTCACATTGTCCGTGCCGCCCGTCAAGGTTGCCTTCGGCGTGACAACGCCCTTCAAATAGACAACGCCGCCGACCTTCCTATATCGCAATGTGTTTCCGGCGTTTGCGGCGTATGTTTCAAAGTCGCTTGTGAGCTTTGCCGTTATCCATCCGGGATTTTCTGTTATTGAATACCCGTTGCGGAAGATGACCGGAAGGCCAAATTCAATGCCTTCCGCAAGCTCTGATACCTTGCCAAAAGCAAGGCCGCGCCCGGAAGCATTGAAGTCCAGCATCGTGAACGCCGTGGGTATCTCAACGGTTTTTCTGATCGTGGTAAAATAATCTGTCACCGACAGCCTGACATCATAGGCAGAATCAACATTCAAGTCGGCTGCGGTTATCAGCGTGGTTGACAGGGTGTACCCTGTGCCCTCTTTCAGCTTTATCCATGTGCTTGATGCCATTGCTTTATATTCCAAAACATATTTGCTTGTGTTTTGATTTGAGACGGGGGAGATATTGAATCCAAAGCCAATTTTGCCGTGCGTACCGTCATAGTTTTCCGTACCGTCTGCCAAGCATCGCACAGCAGATACGCCACGGATGACCGGTGCGGCGTAGGCAATGACCGTCAGCGTTTTGGTGGTTTTGGCCGTGCGCCCTCTGCTGTCGGTAACGGTGACTGTCACGGTCTTTGTGCCGTTGGATAGTGTGCCGGTAATAGGGGATGCCCCGGAATAAGTCTTTCCGTCCACGGTGGTCTTGTACGCCTTAATGGTGGAGCCGTAAGCCCCAGCCGCCACAATGCCGATCTTGACCTTCGATTTTCCCTGCACAAATGCGCCAAAATTCGCGGCAAGGCCGGAAACCGTTTCCGTCATGGAAACTGTTGAAATGGTGGGGACAATAGCCGCCGGGACACTGGCCTTAAAGGAAACCGCCTTTGTGCCTATCAGCGTACTGCCGTTATAGGTCTTACAGGTAACGGTGCAAGTGCCGGATGTGCCGGACGGAATCTGACTTGCAAGGGAAAGCGGAACATCCCAAGCCTTGCTTGTACCAAGGCCGCTGCCAATCGTGCCGGTTGCGCTGCCGAACTTATACGTCAGCGTGTGCGTGAAGGCGCTTGCCGCCCTCGGCATATTGATTGTGATACTCGATCCCATGTTGACACTGCTTGCTGACAGTGTGGGCGTGGTTGCCCGTGGAATGGTATCAAATGTGCCGCTGCCGGTTGCCGTAACATCGCCATAGTATGTGCCGCCCAGCGTGACCTTGATCCCGATGGTAGACGCAAAAGCACAAGCCTTGCTTCCGTCTGCGTTATGTGCTACGGTAACGGTTTTTGTGAATAGCGTTTTCGTCTGATTGCCGGACAGCGCCGCAGAAAACGAAAATGTGTATTTCGTACCGTTGATGGTCAGACTGCCGCTTTTGCTTGTGCTGCTGTTGATGGTATAGCTTGTGCCGGTTGAGACAAGCTGCACCTTAACCGTGACGCTGGATGTGTTGTTTGCCACGGACTGACTGCCAACTGTCCAAACGATTTTCATTTGATAGCCTGTCCGAATTGCCTTTGTAATCGTTCCAGTTTTCGCCATATCAACCACCCACCTTCTTGAAACTCAAATTGTTATTTGCCCTCGGAATGAAAGCAAAGTTTCCAAGCTGAAGGGAATGGAGAAAATGGCCGTCTGTCACATACAGCTTATTGTCGGAGAAATAAGCCACTTCAACAGCGTCCTGAAGGAAAGATATGCGGTCATTGCTGATCTTCAATTCCAGCTCATTCCCGACCTGCCCCAGCAGAATGGAGCCATCAACAAAACGGATGTATTTCCGGATTTCTTCAAACTCTGCATCCGTACCCGCTGCCACCGCTTCAATGTCGGCGTTAAATTGGTTGAACTGGATTTCCACGCTTTCCTTCGTCTGCTCAATCTCTGTGCTGACAGAGGAAACAAGCGCGTCCGTCTGATCTTTCAGGTAGTAGTTTTCAGCGACAACGGATTTGATGTTTTCCTCTGATACCTGCAAAGACGCAAGCAAATTCTGTTCCACGTTGTAAACAGCTGTAGAAGCTGTTCTGGACGCATCTTCTATTTGCAGTATAATTTCCCTCTGTCCGTCAGAAACGCCAGCCAGCGCCCCGGAGATGCCCAAGAACACCCCGCCAAGCGTCAGTTTGTTCGCTCCCGGTTCCAACAGCTTCAAAGACAGCTTTGAAACAAGGAAATTCTGCCCTATGCCGTGCGGCGTACTCTCCACCTTGACGTATGTCCCCAAATGGAAATTTCCGAAGGAAGCGTCAACGGTTGCCAAGTCTGCCGCCGTCAGTTCAATGGTTTCAGGCTGGTTGACAAGTTCATCCAGATATGCGTTGCCCTTTGTCAGCAGGTTTGCTGCTTCTGTCACGTCATCCCATGTATGCGTTGCGAAAATAAGGCCGTACCTGTCAGCGCCTTCTTCATCAACGATGTAATCAAGGCCGTCATTGACAGAAGCGATTGTCAGGCGGTTGTCTGTGTCTTTACCTTCATCGTCCTTCAGCTTCGCGCCCAGCGGGATCAGAGCCGTTGCAATGTCCGCGCCCTTCCTGATCCGCTTCAGGTCAAGCAGATTCTTCCCGAATGTGATCTTCTGCGGAGAAAGAAGCGTGAAGTCTTGCAGGTAGTCAATATAGTTGATATAGCCTTCATGCCGGATGACGATATACCCGCCCAGCAGGTCGATCATCTTCTTTTGCAGTTCTGTCCATGTATCAACATAGTCGATGTTTGACCGGACGATATAATCATTCGGATCAGTAACCGTGACATTTCCGACAGTGAACCACTTTGCTTCTTCCACCTGCGCGTTGTGGTTATCTACCAGCAGATTCAAGAAGCCTTCAACTGTCCCGGAATAGTCGTATGGTCTTTGCACGCTGTCCAGAAGGAAAGCAAGCTCACCTTCGCAGACAACACGCTTTTCATTGTAGAAGCCGATTTCATCATCAAGGACACGCCCACGGAAAATCAGATAGTCATCCTGATAAACCGTGATGATCGACCGCAGCTTTTGAATGGCGTTGTACTGTGGATGATCGGGATAAACTGTGAATAAGAAGCTGCCGGTCTTGTTCAGCTCCAATTCAACGGAAGGACTGAAGATTTTAAGGCTTTCCAAGCTGCTGTTATACAGCGTCAGGCCGTCACAATAAACCCTGTACACGGAAACACCCCCTTACAAAGCCGCTTCCTGATAGGAAAACGTGATGTTTCCTGTACCTGTGACGGAAACGCTGTTTTCCCCGGCCTTCAGTTCCAGCTCAGGCAGAGTGTAGCTGCCGCCGCCCAAATCCCACACGTTGTATGTGTTATAGACAATGTGCATGGCGCTGTCAGCTTCAATCACCACTTCCGGGACAACACGCTTGCGGAGATTGGGCAGGGAAATAGTGCTTTCGCCGCTGACAGCTTGTGTGACAACGGTTTTCGCCGCCTTGTACTTCCACGGCTCACAATCACAATCTACGCCAATTTTGCCGATGTTCTTTTCGCTGGTAAACGCAGATACAAAGCATCTTCCGACATAGTAAAAAAGCGGATCATCATCAAGGACGATCCGCATTTTTTCACCATGTATCGCGTTTTTGACGGTTGAAAACAGTGTAAGAAATTCGCTTTGTGGCACGATGGTTGAAAACTGAAATTTGTGGGTGCAATCCTCGTATTTCGGCTCACCGAAATAATCAGTTAGATCAATAGACCCGTCTGCACCTTCCACATCAATTTTCACTGTCTTTGTTTTCGGGGCTGCAATCTCTTTTGAAGTCAGTACCAAGCTAAAATCATCGTAGCTGTGATACGTCCCAAAAGTGACCCCTTTCATTGCGCACCGCCTTTCTTTTTAGTTTTTTCCCGCCGCCAGCACGGCAGCGCACATAAACCCGGCACTCGCTGATACCGGGATGATTAATAAAAGCCACAAGGGATTCAAAAACTCCACCTACCTATCCCGCTATCCACATTCCGGCTATGTAAATGTCATAGCCGGCGGCAACGGCCACCTGGGGCCGAATCTGCACCATGCCTGAGCTGTTGATCCGCGCGGCCACCTGCTTCCCGCAGTACACGTTCAGAGCGTTTACCGCTCCGGGGAAATTGCCGGATATCTTGGCAACATCATAGGTCGTCCCCGCCGTCAGCGCCGCGTTGGTCAGGCCATATACCCGGAGAATCCCCATGCCCAGGGCCGGGAAATACTTGGCCGCACCGGTTACGTTTTTCAAAGAGGAGCCGGAGGCGGTGACGGTCAAGGTGGTCACGGTGACAGTCCCCGGGTCGCCCTTCTCTCCCTGCGGGCCACGGGGGCCGGTAGCGCCCTTCTCCCCTTGCGGGCCTTGCGGGCCGGTAGCGCCCTTCTCCCCTTGCGGGCCTTGCGGGCCGGTGGCACCCTTCTCCCCTTGCGGGCCTTGCGGGCCGGTGGCACCCTTCTCGCCTTTCAGCGCGGCCAGCTGTGCCGCTGTGAACATGTCGTAGGTAAAGGCTGCGCCAGTCTCTCCCTGCGGGCCACGGGGGCCAGTAGCGCCTTGCGGCCCGGTGGAGCCAGTTGTTCCTTTCTCCCCCTGGGGGCCTTGCGGGCCAGGGTCGCCTTTTAAGGCCGGAACTTCGACCCACTGACCAGTGCTCTCGTCTTTCACTGAAAGAATGTACCCTTGCATATGTGCGCCTCCTTTAACTCGTCACCGTGGCCAACAGCTTGTAGTTGAGCCGTGCATAGTATGCCGGGGTTTTCCCCTTGGTGCCCATCTTGCTCTTGAACACGGCGGTGGGATGGTTGTCCTTTTCCCAGGACACCTCGTAGCGGTACTTCTCCCCGCCGTCTTCTCCCACGAACCCCACATGGCTGATCCCGTCGAACAGGTTTTTCGTGTTGCTCCGCTCGAAGAAGAGATCTCCCTTCTGAGCCTTTTCATGGTCTGTGAAGATGCAGGCCATCTGTTGGTTGTTTACCACCACCCCGGACAGATACCACATCAGCCAGCTCATATCCGCCGCAAACTTGATGTCCCGCTTATCGTACATGTAGTTGTTGCTATTCATGTACGTCAGCAGGCCCGTCACCCAGGCGTAGCCGTTGGGATTGGACGCGTTCTTCAGATCCGCGGTGTAGTCGCACGTTGGTGCTGCACTGGTAAACAACGACTTCTCATAGGGAATTCCTCGCAGGATCATTATCACGAAGGTGTCGCACTCCATCCGGCCTCCTACGATGGGTTTGTTGTTGCTGTCATACACGACCTTCTTATCCGTTCCATCCCGCGTCACGCTGGGGCCGTTGCGGATCTTGTCCCCGCTGCCGTAGTAGAGTACGTTGGGGCCGTAGGTGAAGGTCTTCGTGCAGCTGCCCCCGTCATACTCGCTGACGTAGCTCTGGGCGATGGTCTGTGCCTGGTCCCGGGCCGTGGCATCTCCGTCTGTGTAGGAAAACGCAGGGGCTGCATTCGGCTGGGCCCGCAGGCCCCGCAGCTCCAGCCGCACCACCGGATTCAGCGTTGTCCCCACGGCGTTTCCGTAGTACGGGTCAAACAGCCGGAAGCTGAATCCCACGCCGGACGTCCGGTTCACGGAGCCCACATAGTATCCCCGCCGGTCGGTGCTCCCTGTGAGCACTCCGTTGTGCCCCCGCAGGGGAAACGGCAGCTTCACATAGACCTCCTCGCTGCGGCCTACGCCGTTTTGCACATTGTCGATCTTCGCATTCAGCTGTTTTCCGCTGTAGGACGTGTTGGCCACGATGTAGTCCCCGGCGATGATGGCGCTGTCCCAGAAGGGGTAGTCGCCGTCGGACTGCTGATAATCATAGCTATGAAGATATTCCTTTGTGAGCGGCGTACTGGCCTCACCCCCCGGTCTGATCCACACTCTGCCGCTTGCTGGAGGGGTATCGCTTATTGCTACACCGCTTTCGCCCTGTGGGCCACGGGGGCCTGTCTCACCTTGCGGCCCTGTGGCTCCGGTGTCGCCCTTCTCTCCCTGGGGGCCTTGCGGGCCAACCTTAAGATTCAGATCGTTCTTGAAATCCTCTGGGCCTCTGTACCGTACAGCGCCATCGCTATCCAGAACGGCAATTTTATCCGGCGCTTTCTCCAGATCGGTTACACCATTAATGGAAAGCCTTCCTCGGATCTGAACGTTGCTGTCGAAAAATGAATCCAAACCAACCTGTAGCGCATTTTTCTTATCACACAGTCGGCCGATGCCTATAGAGAACAGGCTCTTTGCAAGGTGCAGCAGCGTAAACGCAGCGGGCAAATCCCGAATGGCAGAACCAATGCCTTCGCGTTCAAATGCATCTGTTGCCACAACACGCACCTCGTAGCGCTTGCTCTTGTCTGCGGCAAACACCACATACGCACCAGCTGGCGCGTAATTACCAGCCGCCACAGACCCTGCGTTTGACCAATTTTCCGTTCCCACCTCCCGATACTGCACAGCATAGGCGGCAGTGTTTTTGTTGCTCAGCGCCGTAATCGCGCCGCTGAATGTAACCTTGCCGTATTCACCCATGCGGTTTGCCGTACCATCCTGATTGCACCGGGCGGCGGCAATATCGGAGATAGTGGGCTTGCTGTAGGCAAGCACTGTGATGGTCTGCGTCAATGTGGTGGTGCGCCCACGGCTATCCGTAACGGAACAGGTCAGCGTCAGCGAACCGGAGCTGGGGATATAGTCCGTTGTGCCGCTGGCGGTGGTAGCGGCGTAGATGCTGCCCACCTTGATACTGTATGACTTGATAGTGCTGCCTTGCGCCCCGGATGCGGTGATATCTACCTTGACCTTGCTACGCAGCTGAACATATCCGCCATAGGTGCCGGACACTCCAGTTGGATCGCTGATTGCAACAGACAGGGCCGGAACCTCGGTTGACGGCACGGCAAGCTTAACAATCGTTGGCCACGACCCAACATAGGTGCTGCCGTTGTATGTCTTGACCGTGAGTGTGAGCGCCACAGTCTCTGCGTTTGGCGCTTGCTGTGCCAGAGACACAGGCGGTGCGTTCCAACTGTACGATGTGCCTACATTTTCGGCAATCAGTCGATCCTTGACGCTGCCGCAGGTGTAATAGAGTTTGTGCGTAAAGCTGCTGCTGGCCCGCTTGATGGTGATGGTCAAGGTTTCCCCCAGCGTGGAGCCGCTGGTTGTGGCCGTTGATGCTCTTGGAATAGTGGTCAGCGTCACCGTCTTCGACAAGGACAAATGGCGCGGCGTATAATCGCTTTTAAAGCCGCAATCCCATTCCGCAGTCAGAGTAAGGCTCTTCGTCCCATCGGTATTGTGAGTTACTGTGACGGACTTGCTGCCCAGCTTATACCAGCCCTTTGTCCTGTAATGGTATGGATGCCAGTGCTTTTCGCCCTGAAGGATGTAATAGGCTTGTTTTGCGTCTTGGTTTTGCGAGTAGCCGCTACCATCGTATACCCACAAATCAAGGTTCAGGGTGCTGGTATTGTCGTTGATGGATTGGCCGGTGATAGACCAGTCAAGGCGGAGCTTCCACCCTTTGTCTGGACTGCTATAGATAGATGCCATGCTGCTCCCTCCTTAATACATGATCTCATCGCCGTTTTCATCGGCGGCGTGGATGACGTTGCCGATTGTAAGGGTCGATACATTTACTCGTTCAGCCTTAACACCATCTGCCGTCAATTGCAATTCAGAATTGTTGCTACGCAGGAATTCCATGATGGCATTGTCGAGCCGTAGAATAATCTCGTTGCCTGTCTCACCAATCAAAAGGCCAAGCTTTGAGTCAAAATCGAAATACTTAGTGATGGAATTGAATTTGCTTTGTAAGTCCCCATTAACTTTTTCGACTTGTTCAATTTGACTTGTAAAAGCCAATGTCAGTTCATCGGCCTTGAGCTCAAGTTGCGAGGCTATATACTCTTTATAACTACTGAAGTCTCCTGTCTCTACATAACCTTTTAAAGCCGACAGGATGATGGAATTGACATTCTGTTGTAAATCTGTGATCTGCTGGGTGGTGGTTTGGGTTACCTGGCTTGCCGAATCGTTCACCCGCTCGATCAGCTCCGCACGCGTGTTTTCAATGCGGCCATTGGTTTTTCGGTCAGCATCAATTTGTGCGCCCGTATAGGTGCGGCTGGTGCCGCCCAGCGTGATTTGCGTGTTGCCGGGGTCAATAATATCCGGGGCCAGCTCCATCAGCGGATAGGACGCGCTGTAGCCGTGGGGCGTACTGACTAAGGCGGTCATTCTGCCCACCCGGAAATGCTGGATGCCCTCTTGCCAGCCCAAATCCACCGCCTTGCAGGTGATGGTTTCTGGCATAGACAGGCCATTATCGGCCAGGGCCGCCTTGGCTTTGGTCTGCAAGTTAGCGACCACGGTCACATCGTCCCACTTGATATGCCGGGTAATGCGCCCATATGTGGCTACGCCCGACTTGCTGTAGATGGTTTTTCCGGATTTAACAAGGTCATCCGTCAAGTCACCATCAGACAGTGCTTCGATGGTCAAGCCGTCCTTGCCCTCCGGCAGAATGGCGGTGTAGATCGCCGTTCCATCCACCTCGCTGGTAAGGTCCAACAGATTGGCCGCAAACTCCACGGACTGGGTGTTGGTAAGCGGCAGCTCCGCGTAATAGTCCAGGTAGTTGCCGTCGGCCTCGTAGCGGATCAGGAGATACCCGCCCAAAGCCGATTTAATCAGCTTGTCGGATATCGTGGACATTGCCGTTGCATACTCTGATGCGCTGCGGGTGATGTAGTTGTTGCTATCGGTGACGGTACAAACACCGGGCTTGATTTGCTGCTCCGTGGACACTTGGCTGTTGTGCTGCGCCAAAATCCAACGAAAGAAGAAATCAACCACATTCCCGCTTGCTGCTGCGGCTTTGTAGTCATCATCATCCTTGAAATCTTCCGGGAAACTGAATGGCTTGATGATGCTATCATTCAGCGCCGCCATAATGCCTTCTGTTTCAATTTTATGCGCCCCGTAGAAGTCTTTTGTGTCGGTGGTGATTCTGCCCCTGTATATGGGCAAAGTGCCGTCCAGCAGCTCCACAAGGCCGCTCATGCGCCGAAGATTGCTTAAATACGGATGGTCAGCGCCCAGCGTGAAAGTCATCTCACCCGCTTTGCTAACCGCAAGCTTAACAGAGGGGTCACGGACGATAATCTTTTCATCCGCAAGGCGCATATCATGCAGTATGTAGTCCATGTATTTTAGCTGATACATTACATACTCGCCTCCTGATACGTCACAGTGATACTTCCCGTTCCGCTTGCGACTTTGGCTTTCAGGATATTGTTACCAGCTGCCAGCCGGATAGCGGGTAAAATGTGATCCCCTGCGCTGACGTTGATTGTGTTGCCGCCCCAAAGCAATACGGTATCTTGCTCCACCGTGATTGTTGGGATAACAGGGCGGCTTTCATTCGGTAGCGCAAGCTGTTTATACGCCGTCCCCAAGTCAGAGCGGGACACCGTTGTTCTCTCGTTCTTGTATTTCCACGGATCGCAATCAACAGTAACAGGGATCGTCTGCTTTATTTTGTTAAGCTTAACGTCACCGGCAGAACACCGCCCACTGTAATAGTGAGCGGTGTCCTCGGAAAATTTCACATTGACACGCTTCCCATGTACGGTGTTGCAGAAATCGGAGATTGCGGAAGGCCAATCTTTCCCATTTAATGAGGGAACTCCGATAAGTTCCAGTTTGATAGTACGGTTTTTATAGGTGGCTTCTCCGGTCAGTGCATCGGAAGCGTCTATCAAGCCGTCCCTACCCGGAACATCTATCATGTTTGTGCGGACTTTGGGCAAAGAAATAGTCTTGCTTGCAAGCAGCAATCCGTATTCCGTGTATGTGTCCTTGCCGTCAATATAAACCTTGGGAATCATACGGTTCGCACCCTCCTTGCGTTAATTTTGCCCAGCTCCACATCCAGATCAGCCGCAATCTCGCCTACCAAAGCGCCGCTATTTACGACAACCTTCATATTTGCCAACATAGGCAAATACTGTTCAAGCAACATCAGGATTCTTCCGGAATCGCTGACTGCGTTTGTTACCGTGTAGGCCCCACTTGCATAGCTTCTGTCGATGTTCGCATCTGCGGTAATTGTGCCAGCGTCAAAGTTCATGCTGTTTTCAATGTCCTTTTTTACGGACTTGAATTGATCGTCAAAGCCTTCGCCCAAACCTTCAGCCATAAAGCCGCCAATACCGGCGAACACTTTAGACGGGGAGTGGATGCCCAAGAAATTCTTAACTCCACCTACAATTCCACCGAAAAAGTCTTTTACTTTTCCAGTAACCCACGAACCCATGTTTTTGATGCCGTTCCAAAGCCCTTCGACTATGTTCTTGCCGACATCGAAAATTGCAGGGATGCCGCTGATAAGTCCCTTCACGATAGACGAAATGATTTGTGGAATTTTTGATACCAAATTCGGTATGGCACGAATCAGTCCATTAGCAAGTGCAGCAATCATCCTGATTCCACCATCTATCAGCTTCGGCAAGTTGTCAATCAGCTTATCGACTATGACATCAACCATTTCCAGCACACAGTCAATCAGCATATCTATGTTGTCAAGGATGCCGCTTACAAGCGCAATGATTAAATCCATGCCAGCAGCAACAATGCTCGGCAGGTTTTCAAGCAAAATCTGCACAGCCAACGGAATGATTGTCTGGGACGTTTCCGTGATAAGCTGCGTTAAGCCCTGAATAACTACGCTTATTCTCGGTATGATATTTTCACCAACGGCAACAAGGCTATCGACAAAATTGGTAGTCAGCTCCTTGAAGTTCGCATTATCATCCGCAATACCAACAAGCAGGTTTTGCCATGCGCCCTTCATGGATGCAACAGAACCTTGAATCGTGCCTGCCGCTTCCGCCGATGCATACCCGGCCAACCCCTGCATCGTAATATAATCTACAAGGGCAGACTGTGCATCAGCAAGGTTTTCAATCTGGTAATTTGTGGCGTTTCCGTTGGCTTCGTTCCACTCGTTTACCTTGTCGATAACCTCCTGAAATCCTTCTTTTGTGGGAGTGATGCCAAGCTGCAAGTTGTCCAACATCGTGTAGTTGGACTTCATGATTCCGTTGAAGGCATTCTGCACGGCTTCCTGCGAATTGCCGGTTGCCGCCACAACGTCCGCTTCTGCGTTGATGATCTTATCAGCAAGCACAGCAGCCGCTTGTGCATCTCCATTAAGCGCCGTTTTTAGTCCGGTTGCAAAGCCGTTTACCTGTTGCAAATAGTCATTCTGGCTCATTTGCACGGTACTGTATGCGTTCTTGGCTTTGTCTGCGATATAGTCATAAGCTTCACCGAACATCAGCTGTGCGCCGCCTACAAGCTGCTCATAATCCGCATACGCTGCAATAGCTTGTTTGCCAACAGCCACAACAGCAGCAGCACCAGCGGCAATAGCAGCAGCGCCGATTTTGCCCATTGTACTTAACAGCTTAGAGCCTTTACGTTCTGCGTGTTCCGTGGTTTCGGTGATTTCACCCTTCGCTTCATCTGCGCCAGATATAGCGATTTTTCCAAGTAACTTAAAAATTTCCAAGTGACCTTCACCCACTTTCTGTGAAGATAAAATAAAAGAAGGCCACCGGAAAGCAGCCTTCTATCGTGTGTTTCCTCTTTGTGTGTTTATCAACCTATCCGACAACCGCATATCTATTTCGGGTGTCAATTCTCCGACCAATACGCCGGAATCCAGCATAACGCCGTGTGGCATAGACCGGGCCAAAAAGTCAATCAGGATTTGGTTTTGCTCAATCAGCGTCTTTCTGATTCCTTCGTTTTCTGCGCTGACAGCAGCGCGTACATAGTCAAGAAGCGTGTCAATGGGCGCAATGGCTTCCTTCCCGGCTTCGCCGCCGCCCAGCAGCGTGTTTCCGATGCTGCCAAAGATGGTGGGCCGGTCAAGAATACCGCCTTCAGCGTTCCATTTGACATCAAAGCTGGGCTTCTTGCCCTTGCCAGCAATGCCAAAGGGTGCTTTGCCGCCGCTGACAGTGATTTTCGGGACTTTCAAATTTGTAAAAATCTTGCCAACACTCAATGGGAAAAAGCCCTTAATCTTATCAACGGCTTTTTTTACAGCGTCCCGCGCACCATCAATCTTGTCAGCAATAGCGTCCTTGATACTGCCGAATGTGTTTCTGACCCTTGAAACAACATCCTTCAGATCGTTGAACTTGCTCTTGATCCACTTGACAGCGGAGGAAGTGGCGGACTTGATCTTTTCCCACATCTTCAGCCAAAAGTTGCGGAATCCTTCATTGTTCTTCCAAAGGTACACGAAGGCCGCCACAAGGCCGATGATAAGAGACACGACCAGGCCGATTATATTTGCCTTCATGGCCAAATTCAGGGCCTTCACGCCGCCTGTGACCAGCTTTAGGGCGGTGGTTGCCTTGCTCATAATGCTGCCCCACTTCAGCACAAGAACAAAACCGGACACTGTGACCGTGGCGGCAAGGATACCAGCCGCCCACGCCTGCACGGTGTTTTTGTTTTGCTTGAACCACTTAATCATGTCCTTTATTTTCGTGATAAAGGATTGAAGCAGTGGAACAGCAGCGGCCACCATGTCAGCGGTCTTATTCTTGATAGCAGTCAAAATCGGTTCACCAACACGCCCAAATTCTGCAAAGGCGCTTGTCAGCTTCTCGTTGGCCCTATTTGCCGCTATGACATCGGCATTGGTTTCCTTGTACTGTTCGGACGCTTTCTTGTAAGTCCCGTTCAGAGTGTCCATAATAAGCCTTTGCCGCTCCTGTTCATTGGAGCACTTGGCAAGTTTTTCATTGAATGCATCTTCGGATATTCCGGCCCAATTCAAAGCGTCTGCAAATGGGCCGGTGACTTCGCCGACCTTTGCCGTTTCGTTGGCCGCTTCCGTCAAGCCCTCAATGGGTAAACTGTCACCGAATGTCGCAAAAACGCCGGTGCAGATGTCCGTCCATGTCTGCAAGTCCTTTTCATTGTCGGTCATAACCGCCAAATGATTCGCAGCTTCAACAGATACATCCGTATCGCCCAAAACGGCCTGTAAATCCTGATAGGTTTTCTTTGCCGCTTCGGAGGAATGGCCATTTGTGACAAAGGCCGTGTCAAGCTTGCCCATTTCTGTCCTATATTCCCTGGAACCCTCAATAGCTGCTATCCACGCGCCGCCAAGTGCAGCACCGGCAGTAAAAACAGCCTTTCCGATTTTCAGTGCCGATTCACCGATTTTCTTAAAGGAAGAATCTGTTTTCTTGCTTCCCTTATCTGCTGTTGATGCAGTTTCCTCGATGGCCTGCTTTGCCTGTGCGTTATCAACGGCGATTGTGCCTAACAGCTTGAAAAGTTCCATGTTGTTCCCTCCCTAAATTGATAGGGCAGGGAAGGGGCCGCAATTCATTCCTCTTGTGGCACGAATGATGCTATTTTCATAGATTGCTTGACAATCTCTGTCAGCTCCTGCTTGCTGGTTGTTTCCGGCTCGGCCTGCGTGGTATTGTTTCCACCTGCTGCGTTAAGGAATTCAGGATAGGAGCGTTCAAAATCCTTGTGCAGCCAGTATTCCCACATGACCTTTTCTTCCTGTTCCTCGTTGCGTATGCGGACAACCGCGCTGATGAACTCATACAGCCGCCCGGTCTTTGCCATCTGATCCAACAAAATCATTGGATTTGCATACCGCTGAAACAGAACATCGAAGAATTGAATATCGCCTACTTGAACAACTTTACAGCTTCCTGAAAAAAATCTGCAAACTCCTTTTTCTTCACAAGGTCAACGACCATGCTTGTGAAGGTCATTACCGGGAGCTTTGCAATGTCGGCGGCCTTCATGCCGGACAAATTGGACAGCAGCGCATAGATGTCACTCTTGCACCTGCCGATGTTCGCCATCAGGATTGATGCGATGTCCAAAGCCACAGAAATGCTGACAGAAGTAATGTCGTTGCTGTTGTCGGCAGCGTCTTCCTTTTCCTCCTTCTTCGCCATGCTCTTAACAGCGGCCTTGACATCATCGGATGCAAAGCAAGCCTTGAACTCCTTGATGCCGATTTTGCTGACGATGCTTACAAGCACAAACAAATCATCAGCCTGGAGGTCTCGCAGCTCATAGGTTTTTTCGATGTTTTCAGGCATTTTATATAACCACACTTTCAATTATTTTTGCATTTAATGCAAATAAGGGCAGAACCACTTACATTTTGTGATTCTGCCCTTACAGATCAGATTTCGGATGCCTTCGGGTAGTAGATATGCCAAGGCAGCTTGTCCAGGTCGCTGGTCAGGTCTGCGTGGCACTCAAATGTGTACTTGCCGACAGCGCCTTCCTTGTTCTTGCCTTCCTGCTCAAAGCCGGAAGTACAAAGCGCGTTGTCCATAATGGCAATGATGTTCTTGCCTTCCAGCGTCTTGCCGACAAAGGCGATGTTTTCCCAATAATCGCCCGTGGCAATATTCGCCTTGGATTCGATCACATCATAGTTTGTTGCATCATCGGATGTGCCGTCTGCGCCGATCGTGGCGGTTTTGATGATGTCCTTGGTCAGCTCAATGAAGTTGATCTCCATGCTGGCCGTTTCGCCGGTCTTGACGGTCAGCCCCTTGGCCTTCACCAGTGCGCCGTCAACCTCGATGTTGGTAATCTCCGGCACGATGGACAGCTTGGAGCCGCCGGAAGTGGCACCAACAATGGTGCTGTCAAAGTTCCATGCGTTGCTGGTATACTTCAGACCCTTGTGTATCGTACCAACACCGAACATGATATTCTTGGGGGTATTGGCAGATACGCCGGTCTTGCCCTCTTTGCTCATATCAGCTCACCTTCCATTCTTTGCATTGTAGATTGATTTGGATTTTCTTCAGTTCTTCGTCCCCGGTGGGAACGATCAAGGAATTGCCATAAAAAACGGCCACGGCTGACCCATCGTCAACCATGACCGTCTTTCCATATACCTTGTTGAAATAGTTTTCGATTTTTGCTTTTGCGTTTTCCAGTGTCAGCCACTTGTCACGGCTGAACCCGTACAACATGAAGGTTGTTTCTTGCAAGCCATCCTCTGTTGTCGGCTCTGTTTCCGTGTACTCACCGACAAAATAGGGGTATACAATCGGCTCCTTGGTGTATTCGCCGAATTCGTATTCAAGCCCCAATTCTGTCATGCCGTCTGACACGACTTTCAGCAGATTTTTAGACATTAGTCATCAAACCTCGCTTTGAAGATTTGTTCAGCCCTTCGGATGATTTTACCCTTGTTCTGGTCAAACGCCGTTTGGAGCATCCGAACCGGCTTTTTACCGTTCGTCTTGTAGAACTTCTGGCCGTCCTTGCCATACACGATGACAACTTTGCCGTTGAAGGTAGGCTTTTTCCTGCCTGTAACCTTCTCAACGGGTACATACCATGCACCAACACGGCCATTGCGCTTCAATGCCCATTCACCGGTTCCCAACTCCGTCCAGATAGCATTTTCAAGAGGACTTCCAACAACAGCTTCACCCGCAGATTCGTCAACGTTTGCCGCCCACGATCCTTTTAGCTGGCCTTGGTCAACAGGCGTATTTCTTGCCGTGGCTGACACAAGCTCCGCAGCCGCTTCCAGCAGAAACGCACCCACAGCATCATCAATGGCTCTGTTTACATGAAGATGGTTGTCAATAAATTCGACATCTGCCATTTTACTGACCTCCCGTGTATTTCAGATAGATTTCAAGCTGTGATCCGCTGCCCATCTCCATTGGATTGTCAATCAGCGTGACTTCGTATCGCTTGCCGCCGATAACCATTCTGCTACTTTCGGCAGTGATCCGACTGTCAAGCGGCACATAGTCAGCTACAAAGACATGGGTGGATTCTTGGATTTTGGCATTGAAGGTGGTATGTCGTGCGTCACCTGCGGAAAGGTCAAGCCAGCCTTTGAGCGTCTGCGCGTCCGTCCACGACTTCACATTCTCGCCGATTTCATTCTTGATGGAAGTGTAGACCTGGATCGTTGCCGTGATGTTGCCGCCGATGCCTTTCATACTCTCAACCCCCGTCCGAACCTGGCCTTCATATACGGCCTTAGAAAGCCCGTAAGAGCCTTCGGGAATCCGGCTGCGGAATTGTCCCCGGACAAGTCAAAATATGTCACAGAGTGCCTTGAAATCGTTTCTGAAGCCACTCCAACCTTGTCCCCGTTGTCAAGCTGCCATTTCAGCATATTTGCCACGCCCAGCTTGACATCTGCGGGGTAGACAACCTTGGTCACAAGGATGCAATCATCATCAGCACACGATTCGTTCACCGTGAATGTGGTGTCATCCGTGATTTCCTTGACTGTGCAAAGGCAATCCGATTGCAAGTCCGATTGTGAGATCATTACCGTGTCGCCCACGGCAAACGGAATCAGGCTTTCGGACATGAACACGCCGCCCCGGATGTCAGCTTCAACGCGGAATCCACGCTGCTGGAAGTTGTTGTTGGTATATGCGCGGATAAGAAGTTCAAGCGCCTGAAGTCGTGCCTCAAGCGCCTGATCCTCTTCATCCGTTGTCACAAACTGCCGCAGTTCGGCAACGGTCATAATCATAAGGTTTCAACTCCTTACTTCTTGAACTTTGCCAGAACCACCTTGGAAGTGTTGGACAGGGCCACGGCGTAGTGCTTGTCAACGGAAATGTCGGTCTTGCGGGACAGGCTCACGCGGTCAGTCTCCACATTGGTGTCACGCTTCAGGTAGATGGTCAGCGCGGCAGCGTCATCCTCGGTTTCCGCATCGTTGTTCAGCTTGACGATGGGGCAGGCGTAGCAATCAACCTGACTGCCGTTTTCGCCAACCTTCACAACGGGCACCTTCTTGGACGGCACCACACGGCAGTTTGCGATCATACCGATCTCGCCGGACAGGATGACACCGGCCTTGTACTTGTCCGCGCTGATGAAATCGGAATCCTTGCGGAGCTGCGTCACCTGCTTGGGGTGGACGAAGATGACCTTCTCGCTGTTGACCTCCTCCTCGAACAGATCAATAGCGTCCACGATGCCAGAATACTTGATCGCGGCGGCGCTGCCGTCATAGGTGAGCTGTGCGCCCTGAAGGGCGGTCATTGCATCACTGTCCACCTTGGAAGCAATGGACTTCGCAAGCTGGGTGTTGGTTTCGCCAACGGGGTTGCCGTAGCCGGAAAGAACCGCTTCGTCCGTCAGCTCAACGGCCTTCATGGCCTTCTTGACGGTGACGGTAGTGGTGGAAGCGGTCAGCTTCACGGTCTCGGCGGCCACACCCTCCGCGATGTCGGCAGCATCGCCGATATAGGCGTACTGCGGAACGGTAACGGTGTTGCCGGGAACGCCCTGAAGGGTGGTGTCGATCTTCGCAAAGGGCGCGACAACGATCTTGTTTGCGATTTTAGCGGAGATCATGTCCGCCATGACCTGGGGATTAATCAGGTCAGAAAGTTTGGTAGTCTGATTAGCCATTGTATCAGTTTCCTTTCATGTTAATTTTTTGTGAGTTCTGCGTAGGTATCGGGATTTTCGTTGAACAGCTTCAACCGTTCCTGGTAGCTCATTTTGGCGAAGTCATCCTTCGTCACAGAATCGCCGCCGCCCTGTTCGTCAGGTAGCTTGTTCTCGATGACCTTCTTACTGCCGGAGCCTTCAAACTGCGCCGGGAACTGCGTTTTCAGACCGGCAAGCTTGTCATCCATGCCCTTGACTTTTCCGTTTTCGTCAAGCGTCAGCTCTTCCGGCTTGTACTTCTCGCGCAGCTTGAAAGCCAAATAGTCGGGATCAACCGCCTTTGCATCGCGCAAGGCAAGCTGAATAGCATTTTCCAGCTTGGTCTTTTCAAGCTCTGCCTGAAGCTGCTTCACCTGCGTTTCATAGCCGGTGATCTTGCCCTGCAAGTCCTCATTGCCCTTGGTGCCCTTCTTCAGCTCGGCAATCAGGCCGTTGGCGGTGTCCAGTTCGGTTGTCTTTCCGTCAAGCAACGCCTGAAGGGAATCATACTTCCCCTTGCCGACATATTCTCCGCTGCCAAGGTTGGCAAGCTTGATTTGCTTGTCCTTGTTGGCTTCGTTGCCGTTGTAGGCGTTGAGCGCGGTTTCCACCTGCTTATAGAGTTCTTCGCCCAAAATCTCTTTCAGGAATTCCATTGTTTGTGCTTCCTTTCTTGTCGTTGTTTTTAAGCGTGGTATCATCCACTGACAAGCACCCGTTTAAGCGTCCGGGCGCAAGACAAAATTATTTGTTGGATAGTTTAAGTGCCGTGTCCCGGGCAATGAAAAAACCATATCCGTGATGTCGCGAAAATGGTTTAATCAGCTCTGATATAACCGGCAAATCCTGCATCTGTCAGCCTCTTCAGCATCTTTTCCGCGTTCTCGCGGACGGCAAATGCGCCGACCTGGACGCGGTAGAGCTTATTGGTGGCAGGCTGCTCCGGCTCGGGGGCAGGCTCTTCCGGCTCGGCAGGCGCGGGCTGCTCCTTCTCCTTGAAGGTCACGCCGAAGTAGTCGCAGATGCCCCGGGCGATGGTCTCGCCGATAAGCCCGGTATTCTCCACAATCCACTTAGACGCGGTGGGGTTATCGTGGAACTCGCACTCGATGTAGGCCGTAGGGGCGGCAGGCACTCGCACCTCGTAGAGAGAAGCGTATGCCCGGATATTCTCACTGGTGCCGGGGGTGACCGGGGCCAGCCGGGCAAAAATTGCCTGACAAGCCTTCTGACCTTCCCCGCCCTCGGCGTAGTAGAACATCCGGGTGCCGCTCACCGTGCCGTTAAAGGCGTTGGTGTGGATGGGCACATGGAGATCGGCACCGAAGGCGTTGGAAGCTGCGCACTTCTCCTGCATGGATTCATCGTGCATCAGCTTCACAGTCACGCCGCTGCGCTCCAAGGCCGCCTTGCAGGCCTCGGCGATCTTGCCGCACTGTACGCCCTCGGTGGTGTCACCGTAGGCGTAGCGGTTGTCGTACTGGTTGCTGGGGGACAGAAATACTTTAGGCATTGCTTTCAACCTCGCATTCCTCGGGAATACCGGCCAGCGAAGTCAGCAGAGACAGCACACCGGACAGCAGGGAAGCGCTGCCCACCATAATCCAGTTCACTTCACTCATCACCGCGCTGGTGCCGATGGTTGCAACCGCAGTCTGCGCAACGGTTTTCAGCGCTCTGATACCAGCCTTCTTGATCCAATCCTTCCAACATCTTTTCATGGTTATTTACCATCCTTTCATAAATTAAAAAACAACCTGTAAATTTTAATTACAAGTTGCTTTCTTACGAAGTTTATTAAGTTATCTTTAGGTGTTTCTTATGTTTTTACTTGATTATTTACTTGCTGATATTGCCTTTCTTAAATGCTCCGCAGAACAATAGCTTTCATGGGCAGTCCGAAAACCCCAATGGCATATTTTGGCACGATAAACGCAGTAAAAACACACGAAAAACACACGCCGTGCGTTTTGAGCATAGAAAAAGCACCGTGCGGATGCACGATGCTTTATTCCTGTCAATAATCCGAACCGTCATCATATCCCGGTTCAGATTCGGGCTGATTGGTTTCAATGCAACGGTTGATTCTTGCAATGATTTCTTCGTCAGTTTTGGTGTCAGCAATCATCAACGGATAGTTTTCGCCAAACTGCTGATAATACCTTTCCAGCGCTTCTTCCATTATTTTATGACCTCCAAAATAGTCCTGAATACTTTGTAAGTCTCAGGAAAGTATTTCTTGATGCAAGCCAAGGAATCAGGGCTTGCAACTTCTGCCGACATCATTTCTGCAAAGATTTCTTTGCCGTTGTCTCTGTTTTTCCAGTAGCTCTTTCCGTGTCCAACGCCCAAAGGATACGCAACACCAATTCCAGCACCTTCAAGCATATCAGACACATCCGAACGCGCAATCAGTGAATAATCCTTCTTGATTTCATCAATGATGATCTGCGCCGCTTCAGCCTTTGTCGTTACGCCGTGTGCCTTTTTGGTACTCTTGATAAGGGCTTTAAGTTCATCCTTTGCCGTTTGCCCTAACAAGCCGCCTGACATCCCTTGAATAAATGTTGCTTTACCGTTGGAATCAAGTCCATTAAAGACCTGTGTGAAAGCCACATAGTTGTTATATCCGAACTCCCGCGCAGCAAGATAATCCGTCATGTGACCGTATTCGTGATACAGCACTTGGTATGGCGTTTGATAGCTGCTGCCGCTTGCTGCCCTTGTAATATCCAAAGTTACGGAATCAGAAGCAGGGGAATAGTTGGCAGTACCGCCAGAGTATTTTGCATTGGATGTCTTGAATTTACTCTGATATTTGTTCCACACAGCCTTGACTTCAGGATCAGCATTTTGAAGTGTTGACTTGACAGCCTGTGCGTGTGTGGCTCCGTATGTACTATCTATATACGACACATTCGGAGCTATGTCAATAGTACCACCGTTTTCCGCTTCCTGTGTCGCTTTGGAAGCGACATTGTACTTCTGCTTGAAATCCTCAAAGTTTTCCGCCTTATCCAGTCCGAAGTATTCTGCGCGTTCTTTTAGCGTCTGAAGTTCTTCATCATCCAGCGCCCACCTTGCCCTTGTGTTGGCCGTGCAGCGGCAGTTTACCACTTCGGCAGCACCGCCGGAAGGATCGCCGGGGTACTTCAAGCCGTTGGAAAACTTTTCGTCAAGCTCCCTGATCTCGCCGTCAACCCTTGCGTGGGAATCCCGCGTTCTGCCGTCCAAAGCCGCATCCCACTGCTTCACCACATCCGCGCCCTTTTTCTTTGCCGCATACTGCGCATCGCGGGCGGATGTCTGCTGTATGCGGTGGCCTTCTGTCCGGGCAATCGTCTTTGCTCTGGACAGCGGCGCTTTGGACACGCTGCTGATGTTCCGGGCAATGTCAGAGTAGGGGAGGGAGGACGCTATGCCCCGGCTAATCTCCTGTGTGATGGTCTTTTTCAGCTTTTTGACATTCACTCCCAGCGCATTATAAAGGCCGTTGCTGACCTTGGAATCGGTCAATACGGCCTTGACAGCAGCCGCCTGGTCAACAGGGATAACCAGCGGAACGCCCTGACCGGCGATTGAATACATTGTTCCAACATAGCCGGTTTCATAGCACCCATTCAGGTATTTGTCAATGGTGCCGTAATTGTCACCGTGCATCTTGTCAAGGATGCCGCTGACCTGGCCCTGAAGCGCCCTCTGATAATTCTGCTGGTAAATCTTTGACCGCTTCTGCGATTGCAGCATCGCCATTGCGGTTTCGTCCAGGCCGTCCTGCGAAAGCGCCTGATCCAGCAGGTCAATGTCTGCCTGAAAGCCCTTGACCTTTTCGCTGATGTCCTTCAGGGCCTTTGCATACTGCTTTTCAAGCTCCTTCAGTGCTGCTTCCTCGCTGTCAAGCAAGGACTTCTGCACCTCAATCTCCCATCTGTTCACATCACATCACCTTCCGGCATAACGCCGCCAAGCGCCGCCTGTGCAGTCGCCGTGGGATCATCTTCCGGCGCTGGCAGCTTGTCCTTCACATCATCATAGTCCAATTCAAGCGCTTCGCAGATAAGCTGCTTGGTCAGTTCATCCCCAAGCTGTGCAGAAGCGTTCAGAATGGTGGTCAGCCGCGCTTGCTGCTCCTGCGCCTTGGTTAAGTCGATGGTGGCGTTCTCCTGCGCATTGGTGATGATCTCACGGTCAAATGTGAAATAAATGTCCTTCTGCTCATAGTCAGTGCCTTGCGTGTCGTTGATTTCTTGCAGCACCAGTTTCAGCAGCTTCCGCATGAACTGTTTAAGGCTCGGAAGAAGGCCGTCACACTTCAGGTCAAGGTTTGCATAGGCCGACTTGATAGCGATGCTTGTGGTGGCGCTGGTGTCCTTCAGGGCTTCCGTGTTGACCCCCATGCCAAAACGGAAGATGTTCTTTTCGTCCACTTCCATCTTGGTTTTCCGGGCTTCCACCGGGATGTCCACGGTCTTGATGTCAACGCCGCCTTCATCGTCCACGCCGATGTGCTTTTTCGCCTTGATATTCAGCATCAGTTCATCCAGGTTGTCACCTTGGAAACCACGGACAACATACAGTGCTTCGTTGGTGTCCTGGATGTTGTTGGAAAGGCCTGCATTCATGAGGTCATAATCATCAATCAGGTCTTTGATGGGCTTCACGCCGCTGACCTGCTTCTTGCCATTATCCAGCCGGAAAAAGGGAATCAGGCCGTAATCCTCATAGTAAGTGCTTTCGTCACCGTCCTTCTTGTAGAGGATATGCGGCCTTGGATTGATTTCAACGGACTTGTCCAGTTCGATCTTCCCATCATCTTCCTGGCAATAAAAAACGGTCTGGGTATTGTCCCAAACTTGAATCCGCTTGATTTTCTTATTGTCCTTACCGATACGCTCAATGTACCAGTAGATCACATAGGCGCATCCGTCATCCGTTTCTTTCTCCCGGACTTCCACAACACCGATGCTGTCAGCCGTTTGGAAGGCCGTCCTGTCGTTTTCGCCCTTATAGGCGTACATATACTCAAAGCCCTTGGAAATGCAGCCTACAAGCAATTCATACAGTTCTGCGGCAAAGGATTCATTTTCATTGAAATATGCATCAAGCTCTGTCTGAAGCTCCGGGATGTCGGATTTCACGAATCCGTCCTTGGCAGAAAGCATATACTGTGCTTGCTGATCCGTCAGAAGCTTGAAAAAAGGATGACTGATCCTGATGTTACTTTTGGTCTTGTCCTCCTGAAGCTTTCCGTCTGCATCGAAGAAGAAAATGCGATAGTTGTTGATATCGTGGTTGCCTTCGTAGTATCGCAATCCCACCTTTGCAAGCCGCTTCTTGGTGCTTGCTGCATCGCTATCCATGAATGTCTTAATCTCACTGACTGTAAGCATAGGGATTCACCGCCTTACTGTAAAAAATCGTGCTGCCGTGTGTGCCGGTCATAGGCTTCTTTTATCTGCCTGATTGCCGACACGGCGATTTGGTTTTCAAATTCTGCGTGGTCATCACAGTATTTTTCATATGCTGTGATATCACCAAGAATCTGTTTGTAATGCTCCTGACTATGGTTTGTGCCTAAATAGATTTCATCGGCAAATCGCAAAATCCTAACACGGCAGTCCTTTGCGTGGCGCTCCCGGCCTTCGTCCCGAATCGTGTCAATGTCCGTCTGCATGGTTTTCATGTTCTTTTCAAGTGCGGAAACCTTTTTCAGCACCTCGTGATTGAGCTGCTTTCCAATCCATCCGAATATTGCTGTCCACGGATTGATGTTGATTTTGGACACCTGCAAAAGCGACATGATAAGCACCAGCGCACCGCCGCTGCCGTATAGGATTTCTTTGATTGTCATTGTGTGGCACTCTCTTTCATTTTGTGTTTGCGATTAAGTCAGCCACTTCTTGACCTTTCGCCAGCCCTCAACACCATATCGCAATGCTGCCATTGCATCATCCTGAAAAGGGACAGGTTCATCAAGATATTCACCTGACTTATCATCTTTTTTCCATTTCCATTGCTGCAACTCTTTGACGGTATTCACGCAATGCGGATGGACATATATTTTTCGCTGCTTCAGCCAGTCAATCTGCGATTTGACTGACCCGGCAGAGCCGCCCTTGTCCACGCCCTTTGCGCGGAACCCGGCCTTCTGCCACATCTTGATTCTGTCCGGCTCTGCGGAATCACACCACATCTGTTTTTTGCTGGGGACATCCATGTCCTTTGCAAGCTGTATGATCTCTGAAGTGTCCTTCTCAAAGACATAGATTTCAGACAGAATGGAAATGTCATCGTCCTTTATGCCCAGCAGCAACAAGGCATTGGCATGGTTAAATCCAAAGTCCTGGCCTATGGCAATATCGTCATAATCGTTCAGGTTCCGGCTAACCTCTTTAACCTCCCAATTATGGAGAATTAAGCCGCCTATTTCGCCCCATTCGCCAAGGCCATATATCTGATACCCTTCAGGATCAACGGCCTTTCTGCGCTCCATACGGTCCTTGTAGGCATCATCTATGAAACGGTTCATCAGATATGTGCTGTGGTGTGTCAGAACATTGTCATCCGGCATATCAAAAAAGACCTTCTTAATCCAGTGATTCTTGTTCACCGGATTGAAGGTCATTCTGATCTGATAAAACTGACCGGGCGGCAATTCGCCACGCAAACGGTCATCTATGATTTCAACATCAGCCTGTGTCAGCTCCGTTGCTTCCTCGCACCATACATCAGTCAGCTTGCCGCGCTGGAATGTGATGGACTTAAGCTTTTCACGCTGCTTGTCATCGTTCATGCCCCGGAAGATGATCTTGTTCCCGTTGGCCTTGCAGGTGAGCTGCAAAGGGGACATATTGATTTGCCAGTACCGTTCCGCTTGATCTCCAAACATACGGTAAATAGCACCGGTCAGCTCTGCAAAGGTGCTGTCGCGGTTTGTGATGTCAGATTTGCGGATGCAGACAAGGTTCCTGCCCTTATCCCGCATCAGCCGTAGGATGTAATTCTGCGCCGTGTCAACGCTCTTCCCAGAGCCAGCAGAACCTTTCATCACGATATAGCGCTTTGTGCTGCGGTCAACTTCCTTGAAACATGGATTTGCTTGGACTTTGATGTTCATCCGTCATCACATCCAAACAGCAGACAGAAGGGGAACAGCTTTCTTATTTCAGACTTAAAATCTTCTAACGCCATCGCAAGGCAATATACACTAAATCCAAGTGAATCAGAAACGCTTTTCAGCAATTCATCCGTTTTATCACATTCTGGAAATTCCAGTGCAATGTATTCCACAAGAAGTTTGTCCCTATTCATCTGCGTCACCGTAATCCACCGTAATGTTCAAATCCATATCAACTTCCTGCTGCACCTTGTCTGTAAACATCATGTGCGCTTTGCCCAGCAGTTCAGCAGCTTTCAGACGCTCTTTTTCGTCAGGCGGCTTCATCATCAAACGATCAGCGCCGAATTCATCACGGGCAAGAACGCTTGAAGCGCTTTTCCCACGCAAAACGGATGTCAGGTACTTCAGCACTTCGGCCTGATCCGCTACCAGCTCCGCTTCCTTTTCGGCCATCCGCTTTTCTATGTATTCCTTCAAGTCAAGTTTGGTCAAATTTTGCTGCCCAATCTGTTTTGCTGTTTTCTTTGAATACCCGGCTCTGATTGCGGCCTGGGTTGCATTTAGGTCAATCAGGTATTCGTCACAAAAACGCTGTTGTTTTGCCGTCAGCTTCTTATCAGTCACAATCATCACCTTCTTTCCACAACAAAGAAGCGGAACGTGGTAGGAGAAACAAAACCCACGCCCCGCTTCCTCGGAAGCTACTATTCTTTGATTATAACAATATCACATTTCAACCATGAATTAAAAGGAACTCTTTTCTGGATTTATGATTTTTTCGACCTCTTGAAGCGCCCGTCCGTGCATGATGCACACCCAGCGATATGTATAATTCATTTCAGCCGCTATCTGCTCAAACGTCTTGAACTGCACATACCGCATATTCAGCACGTCTTGCAGCTTCATGTCTCCCACCTTGCCTATTGTCCTTGTAACAGCCTTCCTTGCATCAAAAAAACAATCAATCTCCCTGTTGATCTCCGCTTCAAGGTCAATGAGCTTCGCCATAGCATCAGACATATTGTCTTGACTGCCGCCGCCGGAAACAACGTCCTGCTTCAGTGTTGGCGTGATTTTTGTCATCTTATCCCACAGGCGTTGACGTTCTTCCAGTTTTGTGTTAATGCACGAATCACAATGTTTGATCCGCTGAAGGTATCGCTTTGCAGAATTGTCTTTCTCAGCTTCCATTTGTGTCACCATCCTTGTACTTTGGCATAGCAGCCCATGCAAACACGCCGTCCCAATCACCGTGATCTTCCAGCCCGATCAGGTTGTTGCACTCGTCACAGTCCACAGAGCAGATATCCTTGTCAACGCCCCATCTTGTAGCAATCAGGATTTCGTCACCATCATCCGGCATCTCGCAGTCAAAAATGTACTCCGGGACTTCATAGTCTGCATATCCTCTTTCTGCATACTCGGCCTTTTCTTCGTCTGTTAAGGCACGGCAAGTAACCTCATGCCAAGTAATCTGTTCAATATATTCAGCCATTCCGCTTCTCCTTTCTCAATTCGTCCGTCAGCAGTAGCCGCAGCGCTTGTGCCATTGCATAAATCAAATCATTTTGCCAGATATCCCGGCTATCATTGATGCGGATCATGCCATCTTCGATAGCGTCCAGCGCTTCCACAATAGCCGTTCTGTCAGCCATTATCTTCACCCCCGTGATAGGAAACCTTGTATTCCTCCGCTAACGTATCCCGAATATGCTTGCGGCGCACATAGCCGTTGTTGATTGCGTCTGCAAGCTCTTTAAGGCACTCAAACAGATATGCAAGGCTCATTGTGTCGTGCTTGTCCTCTGTTTCTTCGTGGACGTGCCACCCGAACTTGTCCATAAGCACCATGCCGATCATATCCATATTTTCCTGTGTGCCAAGAAGCTTACCCTTCATTATCAGCCGCTGATCTCTGGATAGGTGTTGCTTTGCCATCATTCACCCTCCGCATCGCAATCTTCAAGCATCACTTTTATTGTTGCGATGTTCGCCCGGATAATGTCCATTGTCACATCACTTTGGATGTGGTGTGCAAAAACTGCCTTGTCTGTTGCATCAGCGTTATAGTATCCGGTAAATGTCTCACCATCCGGGGAAGTTGCTGCAATGCACAGGCACGCTGGCTTAAACTCGTAAATAACTTTCAGGGATTCTTCCAGCCACTTGGAATATGGTTGCTTTGTGATATCGTTCATTCACTCCACCTCCTGCATCCAGAACTCGCGGCAGCAGTCAGTACATTCAGTACAATCACATCCCTTTTCTGGCTTATATCTCCGATTAACTTTTTGTGGGCAAAACAAATAATACTTGAAAATTTGGATATCGGGGTAACGTTCCAAAAACACATCCTGCCGCGTTTTACGCGTTTTACGCGGGTGTGCAGCAGACCATTCCTCGACTATGGCAATCTGAGTCGTAGCGTCCAGCGTTGACAATTGACCAACTGCGCAACTTAGCTCATACTCGCAAACATTAAAAGCAGGGCACCCTTTACATCCAGCATCAAAACTCTTGCACATTCTGTTGCGTTCCTCAATAAACTTCACAGTATCCATATTGTCAACCTCCTATCTCATATGTCGTTTCCCAGCCTTTGCAAACCTCATCGTTCTGGCGCCGCATGTGGCATCAAGAATTATCTTTTTGCACATTGTCAGCCCTCCTATTCCACGCTTCCGCTTCCTGCTCTCTGGATGCGTGCATTTCTCCAAAAGTTTCACATACCCCGCATCCTCCAACCTGGCCTACAATTAAATACTCCCCACAAGCATATCCAAGCAACGGCCTACGCCCACACTTCGGACACGGCTTCAGGTCAATCATGATTTTCACTCCATTCTTCAATCATCATGAATCCGCTTTGTAGCTGCTTGATCGTGTCCTGCAAGGGAAGCGCTACCTGCTGCCGCGCCTGCTCTCGCTTGGCAAGGATTTCATAGCACTGCCGGAAGTTGGCCCGTTCAGCCATCGGGTTTTCAGAAATGCAAATATTTCTGAAGCCAAGCCGTTCAACGGTTTTCCTGGTCAGCGGCGAAAAGCTGTCCATAGCGCCCTGCACATTGTACATTCCGTGCCTTTTAATTGCCCTCAGAACTTCTTCCCACCCTTCGCCCCAATCCGGGATGTCACCGTTTTGGACATTGGCCGACAGCTCCCGGATGTCCGCAATCGAAGGTGACCACTTATTTGTTGACACCCATTTTCGGAGTGCGGCTTCAGCGACAGGGTAAGGGATGTCTTGCAGCTCACGGAACCACAGTTCCATAGCTTCCTTATTCGGCAGAATCTGTTCTCGCGGGTAGAAAGTGCGGATTGCAGAAGCGAACAATCCAAATTCCCGTTTTTCCATTACTTGCACCCCCTTACTTTTTTCTTTGTTGATGTCACAATCCCCGCTTTGTAATCATCGAAATCCCTTTGTTCCATCTTCGCCCTTTTGATCGTGCTATTCTCGCTTTCAATGACCGTCTTTGCGTCTATGTATTTCTTGCAAGTGTCGTGACACCCAGCGGCTCTTTCTGCGCAGCCTTTACAGGGATATTTCATGATTCACTCCATTCCGCAGCCATCTTGTAGAAGTCATCCAGTTCTTCAGCTTTGGACTGCTTGTGATAGGGCTGATGGTTTGGGCCTGGGCTTCCGGCCCTGTCATCGTAGTTGCCATCAAGGACTTTTGCCATATTGGAATCCTTAATGAGCCAATCGAATGTTGCTGACCAATTACTGCTGTTTTTCCCCTTTAGGAAAGACGATGCTTCGGCCTTTTCAAACAGCGTTTTGAAGTCCTCAACAGAATAGTTGTTCAGCCGGGCCTTTATCGCTTTCTTCCGCGCATCAGATAAAGCCCTTACAGAAGGGAAGGAGACGCAGACGGAATTGAAGGAGGCTACGATTCCCTTATAATCTATCTTATCTCTTTCTATTTCTTCTTCTCTTTCTTCTTCTATATCTGTTGCGTTACCTTGCGTTACTGTAACGCTACCTTGAAGAAGTTTTTGTTTTTCACGGTGTTTTGCAACTCTTTTTCTTGTCTGTTCACGGATTCTTTCCATGCCTTCAATGTTCTGATGTTCTTCCCAACCGGCGATGGAAAAGAAACCGTTGTCTGTCACCACCATTCCAAGCTGTTCAAGTGCTTCCAGCGCAAGCCGGACGGTGTTTTCTTCAAAATCCAGTTCATCAGCAAGCATTTTCGGCGTGTATGGGATGTTTTCCGTCAGGAAGATCAGCCCACCGGAATTGCACCGTCCGGCCATTGTCAGCAGCATCACCCAAATCAGGACGATGTTGTTTCCGTCCGGGAGCCGCCGCAGGTGCTTGATTTTGCGGTTGTCGAACATATCCGTTGTGATCTTAATCCACTTTACATCAGCCACACTTGCCGCCCCCCAAAGAATACCGGGCGTAGCTTGTCCGCTCACCGTAGCGGTTCTTGCCGCTGACAATCTCTGTCTTGATGGAAACACCCTGCTTTTTCAGGTCGCTGATCCTGGACGCAAGCCGCATGATGCCGTATTCCTCCATCGCGGTTGCGCTGGTGATACTGCCGTAATCTTCAAGGTGCCTGATGATTCTTTCGCATTGTGTCATTCGGTTCACCCTCCAATTCCAAGAATTTGTTCAGATACCAAATGGCCTTTTTAACATCCTCTACAGGCGTTTTGTTTTTCTTGCAGCAACGGTATATGTATTTGAAAGCGTTGCACAGACAGAAGCCCTTTGTATCTTCAAGGCCAATCGCTTCAGTCATGACATCAATACATTCAAATTTCCCTGTTTCGTAGTGTTTGGGATGATTTACAACATCATTGGAAACATTAGCCATCAGACCACATCCTTTCGTTTGGCTCTTGCTTCGGCAAGCCTAATCTTTGCGGCTTCTTTCTGTTCATCAGTCATTTCACGCTTTGTGCGGTAAGGATTTCTCCCGAATCTAAATGGATGCAACGCACAGCTGGTGGAAGTGCATTCCTTCACTGCGATTGAAGAATCTCCGCAGCAATCAAGGCAAAATTCACGGATTGCTTTCACTGGATTTTTCTGCATACTAATCACATCCTTCCCGTGCTACCGATCCCGCGCCGGTCATCGTTGCCCAAGCAATCAACTTCCATCAGGTGAATCATGGGCTGATGCTTGATGATACGGAACTGACAAATCCGCTCGTTTTTGTGAATGAATGTGTCTTTGACAGCATAGGCCGGGAAGTGCCATTCGTCATTGTCTCCACGGTAGGATTCATCAATGATTCCGATGCTGTTCGCAAGCAGAATTCCAAGATTCTTGAATGTGCTGCTTCTGGGCGCAACCAGCGCTTCATAGCCTTCCGGAAGTTCCATGGCAACGCCCAGCGGAATCAGCTTGAATTGTCCTCCGACCATGCTGACATCTTCAGCCGCACGAAGATCAATCCAATCCCCGGTGTTGAATCGTTCGATTTTGTTGATATCTCGCAGATAGCGAATTCTGATTTTCTCCATGTTTCAAACCTCTTTGATCTGGATGCCGTAATTCCACAGCATCAGTTTCCTTTTGATGATGTAGTCCTTTGTCCTGAAGCCCTTTGTGTCCTCTACAACGATTTCCCCGTTTTGGATGTATACAAAGTCGGCTATGTAGCTGCACTCTCTTTCAATCAGTTTTCCGGGCTTAAAGCAGCCTTTATTGCGCCCTCTTGTATATATATCATCGCAGTATTCACGTTGCGCCGGAATAAGGACATACTTCACTTGCCTTTGTAGGTTCTGAATTGTCCCCGCCCTTTCAAGCAGGGACAATTCCTTGAACCGCCTGTATTCCTTCACGGAATCGTATGTAACGCCGTCAACTGTGACTTTGCGACTTCCGTACTTGGATTTTTGGCTGTACCACATCAGAGATCACACCGACCGGAAGGATTCTTGCTGTGCGTCATAGGGCAAATGCCGCCGTGGTATCTCTCCAAGCAGCGCTTGCATAAATCTTTGTGACCGTCCTTCGGATAGTTGGTGGTGGGATTGACAACAGGCTTGTGATAGCCGGTCTGATGATTGGTCTTAGTCTTATTCATGTTTTATTCTCCTTTCAGAACGGAAGGTCGCTTCCGTCATCGTCAATCTCTGTGAAACCCTGCGCCGGCTCCGCATAGCCGCCGGAATCGGCAGACCGCTTGCCTTCACAGAATTCATGGTGTTCCACAATGACTTCTGTCACATAGACTTTTTTGCCGTCCTTGTCGTCATAGGTTCTGGTCTGAATACGGCCTTCAAGGGCAATCTTCATGCCTTTGTGAAGGTATCTTTGGCAGAACTCGCCGCTTTTGCCCCAGGCAACGCAGCTGATGAAATCCGCTTCCGGCTGGCCGTCAGACTTGAAAGCCCTGTCCACCGCCAAGCGATAGGAAGCAACGCACTTGCCGGACTGCGTGTGCCGGATGTCAGGATCAGCCACCAAGCGGCCAATCAGAATTACTTTGTTCACTGACCTTCACCCCCGAACAAAGCCGCCTGAATGTCGTTCTGTTCGCTGGTTGCCTGTTCAGGCTCGGAAGGCTGCTCCATGACGATGACATCAGGGTCATTGTCAACATAGTCCTTCGTGCCGTCCTCGTTGATGACGGCCATATCAGCATCAATGGCAGAAGCCATGTCGATTGACATGATGCCCCACTTGCTTATAAGCTGCCGCAGCATGGTCTTGTATGCCATGCCGTCAAAGTCCTTTGACCAGAAGGTGTAAGCCGTGCCTTTCTTCTTGTCATTTTTATAGCCCTGACTGTATTTAAGGGCGTGGGCTTCCATCTTCTTTTTGCTCCAATACAGCGCCTTTCTGAAGCCGTTGGTATACTCGAACATGGCATAGTAGCCGATGGTTTCAGCCGCTTCGCGCTGTTCTTCATCCTCGATCAGCTTGACTTCGATTTCCTCATTCAGAGGATCGAACTTGACCAGTTCCCCGGCCTTGATTGCAAGGACATTCAGCTTCTTGTACTGGCCGGAACGGATAGCAAGCTGGATATAACCCTTATAGCCAAGCTGGAACTGCGCCACCTTGCCGCGCTCCTTGTCGTCGAAGGGAACCATATAATATTGTCCAAGCTGGGGAGAAGGGGACAGCTTCAAGCTTTCGCCCAGCAGAGCAGCGGAAAGGATGCTCTGATTTGTGCATTCCTGAAGCGCAGGATTTGTCTGCACCGCAGACACGACAGCAGAAATGAACCGCTGGCCGTCCTTTCCGCCGATGACCTGATTGATACGCTGCTTGACCGCATCGCCTGTGAGATAGGAACCGATGCCAAGCCGCTTCTGAGACTTCTGAAGTGAATTATTGACTGCCATTGTCATTCATCCTTTCTTATATAGCCTTATATCTGATGCCGTTGTTTCTGAGCCAAGCGCCCAGCGCCTTTGCTTCGTCAGCGGAAAGAAGCGCCTGAAAACCAATCCACTGGCGGGAAGGTTCTGGCTTCTCAGTGCTTGCTATTGCCTTTCCGACTTCCGATGCCGGTTCATCTTCAAATGTGGTTGCAGGGCTGGAAGCAGCCGCCTTTTCAGCCGCTTCCCATGCCGCCTTCTTTTCAGCCTGTTCTTGGAGCCTGTGGGCTTCGCTGACGGCTCTTGCAAGGTCAAGGGTATCAACATAGCGCTCCCGCGCTTCAAACGCATAGGACGGCAGAGAAGCGATAACAGCAAGGTCTTTCGCAACCTGATCCAGCTTCGCATCAATGGCTTCTTGAATGGACTTCATGGAAACAGAAGCGTTCAGCCACTTTTCATCAACCACAAGCCGATGATTCAGCGGGACAGAAGGAAGCTTTGCAGCAAGGGCAATCCCGAAATACTCAAGAATCGCATCCAGCTTTTCTGCCTTCTTCTTTTCGTCAAACTCCTTGACCTGCTTGTCCACGACAGACACCGAATTATCAATAATCTTGACAAGTTCGGCAATCTGTGCCTTGAAGGTATTGAACGGCTGCATATACTCTTTTTCCTGCCGAATGCGTTCATCATTCAGGGCTTTCTTTAACCGGTTCAGCGCCGCACGGTCTGCCTTGGCTTCCTTCACCTGATCTTCCGTGTAAACCATAGTTTCATAGACAGACACCTTGTGAAGCAGCTCTGACTTCAGTTCTTCATAGTTGAAGGTTATCGGCGCAGGAAGCGCCACTTCGTTGATTTTCAGTTCCATTTGTTTCTCCTTCCTAAATTTCCGGCAGAAGCAGTGCCGGTTTCTTTTTGGCCTGAACGCTTTTCCAGAAGTCAGCTTCTTTCTGCGTCAGGTATGCAATATCTTCTTGAACCTCTGAGCGTTCAATCTTGTAGTGCTTCGTCTGAAGCATGATGTCACCGCCCGGAAATTCATATTTCAGTTGGGCTTTCAGGACGGCAAAATCAAATTCTGTGACCATCAGATAATGAAGTACCTGTATGTAGTAGTTATCGGGAATACGGTGATCCCACTTTTCCTTCTGCATACTCTGAAGGATGTTGGTGGTCTTGATTTCAAGAATGCCCTTCCTGCCGTCCTGATCCGTCAGCCATCCATCAAGTGACGCATGGGCAAAAGGATATTTGTCATTCAGCCACAAGTTGTTTTCCGCATAGCCCACTTCGTATTCATGGAAGTCCAGCGCAAACAGTTCCCGCAGATAGCTTTCAGCAGCGTGACCATACTTCACATACGGCTTTTCGCTTATATCTTCCGGTGTAACAATGCCGGTCTTTTCCTGCCACAGTTCAAGATTGGACTTGTACGGATTCAAGCCAAGCACCGCCGCCGCGTCAGAACCGCCGATGTAGTTTTTTCTCACATTCAGCCATTCATCACGGCTTGACAGGATTTTCATTTCAATCAAGGCATTCACTCCTTCTGAGATTTAGCAGATTTGGGGCTGACCGTGGCACTAAAACAGAATGTCATAAGGTTCTTCGCAGATTTCTACAATGTGTTGGCACAGGTCTTCAGGTATCTTTGACCTTTCCATACTGTTCTTCAGCGCACTTGTTCCACCACGGGGAAGGATGATACCCATTTGCTTTGCCTTCCTGATGGTTGCCACTCTTGGGCTTCTTTCGTGGCATGGATCGCCGTTTTTGCAGATGGGCTTAAACTGCGGATCAGGATGGTTTGTCCAGATGTCAGTTGGCTTCATTCTTGTGTCACCGTACTGGCAATATGTGACTGTGTAACGGGGAAGTCCCTGCATCCAGGTCATCTTTCTCATGCCACCACGGGGATTTTCGATGAAGTAAAACTTCGGTTTCAGCTCACGGATAAGCTGTAAAACATGCTGATCGACCGCATCGCAGAACCTCGCGTATTCGCTGACGGGATCAAGATTGCCGGTAACGGCGTTCTTGCGCCTGTGATGGCTGATTGCCGCAATGCTGAATGTCGTGCAGTCCGGGCTTGCCCATATAACATCCGGTCTGCCGAACCGCTGAATGATGTCATCAGCCGTGACCGTCATGATGTCGGCATACAGGTCAATGTTTTCAAAGTGCTTGTCCCACTCGACAGAAAACACTTCGTGACCGTGGGCTTCAAAGGCCTTGCCGATGCTTCGTGTCCCGGCGAAAAGTTCAAGAACCTTCATTCTATGTAATCCTCCGTGTGCTTCTTGTGGTTTGCTTCAAGGCAGTCCGTGCAGATAAGTTCGCCGTTCATCTCCCAGCATTCATCGTCCTGTATGTGTCCGCCGCACTCATAGCACACAGGCCGCCTTGCAAGCCGCGCTTCGGCTTGCCTTTCGTGTTCCTCCCACTGACTGTAATTGTCAGGCACGAACATTTGAATCACCGCCTACCGCCTGAATGTGGGCTATGTGCTGCTCATAGGTGACTGGTCGCTCTGCCGGGCTCTCAACCCATGTCCGCATGGCCAGCACGGCCACCGCCACCAGGAGCAGCACCATCAGGGCCGTCAGGCAAGCGTCCTTAAAAGCCCGCTTGCGCTGGTTTCTCGTTTTTACTCTCTTCATTGGCTCTTTTTCTCCTTCGTTGTTCTTGTTCGATCAGCACCGCCGCTGCGGCAGCTTCGATGACCTTCATGCGCCTGGCTCTTTCTTCGTCCGTCAGGATTGGTTGGTAGACATACGCCGTCAGACCCGGAAACTTGAAAACCCTCGGTTCACCATAGACATCCTGACTTTGACTTTTCACAAAAACACTCCCTTTCTGTTATGATTTAACCTATTCGGTCACTGATTGTCCGAATGCTGTTTATTCATCCGGGATGTCCCTGAACAGCAGCTCCAGCGTGTCCAGCGTCCAGCCCTCGGCCATCAGCGCCTTGCCGCGCTTTTCCAGCCAGCGCAGATCAGCAAGGTATTTCCGCTTGCGGTACAAAAGCCGCTGTTCCTTCTGCGCCAGCTTCACAGCGTCCGTTTTCTTCAGACGCTCGATCTCTGCGTCAACCAGTTCTTCCGGTGTGATTTTCCTTGACATAGGTGTTACCTCCTTCTGCTAAGTTCAAAAAGTTAAACTTTTCGTGTAAAAAAATATTCGCCAATTTCTGCCGCTTCAAAACCAAGGGCGTTCTTGGTTTTTTCGATTTCATCGGCAGTCCACTTGACCTTGTTGTTCAGTCTCATAGACAGTCCCGCCTTAGAAAGACCGATTGCTTCGGCAAAGGCTTCCTGTGTGCCGAACACCTCGCGGATTTTACCGCGCAGCTTCGCATAGCTCATTAACATCATTCCTTTCTTATGTATTGCCCTGCCATCATCAGCACCGGTGGGGCGGTTCCGGTGGACGGCCTTTTCAGACCGTTTCGGCTTTTTCTGTTTGCCAGCGTGTTTTCCAGTCACCAGCTTTGTATAATTCACAGCGTTCCATGTCTGGCCGCCGTACTTTATCGGACTGCGTTTTGCTTCTCACCACCACGCAGCAGTAGCCGCTTCCTTCGGGCTGGCTTTTTACTTCATCCAGCCACTTACAACCGTGACAGTTCATTCGGCACACCCTCAAATTTCAAGCCAGTCCATCAGATGTTCCGCTTCGCTCTTGTCCTGTCGCTCGGTGAAACCGGCTTCATGCAGCGCAAGGATAATATCACGGCGGCAGTTTTGTGGGATGTCGCTATCACTGCACAGCCAGATCACAGTTGCGATCTGCTCAATACCAGCGCCCTGTTCGTTCATTTCAAACAGCTTGCTGTATTGGCTATTTGTTCCGCAGGTAAACCAATCGTGTTTGATACAAAGGCTGCGGAGTTTGTCATTGTCGATCCGTCCGTCTCTGGTTTCATAATCAAAAAGCTTCATTTCAATTTCCTCCTGCCTGTTGGCTGTGTTTAACTTTTTGAACTCTCTTTGTAAAAAAAAATATGTTCCATGCGCTGTTCAACTTTTTGAACTCTGCCATTATTATACTACGATAATTTTATTTGTCAATACAGAAGTTCAAAAAAACTAAACTTGCATATTGCAAAGTTGAACTTTCGGTGATATAGTATGTTTTGGAAAGGGAGTGATATTATGAGAGTTCCGATATACAGCCGGATTCAAAATGCAATGGATATAAGGAATATGAAGGCTGTTGACATCTGCGAAAAGACAGGCATTCCAAAATCTTCAATGTCTATGTATTTGTCTGGCAAAGTTGAACCAAAGTCAGATCGCCTATACAAAATCGCAAAGTGTCTTGATGTAGCTGAATCATGGTTGCTTGGCTATGATGTTCCAATGGAAAGGACAAAGGCGCAAAAAAATAACGATGCCATTTCTGACATCGTTCTAAAATTACGCAGTGATGAAGAATTCCTATCTATTGTAGATAAAATTAGTAAGATGGATTCTGAAAAGCGGAAAAGCTTAAATGCTTTTCTGGATTAAATGCCTGTGGATGCTTTGAGCATGATTTG